ATTACACCACCAACACTTACTAGTATTGATGAGCTTGATCCTACTGTTGTCTGTAATGTAAAAGTAGTCGTGCTACCGTCAGTAGTTAAGTCTTGTTTCTCAAAGAAACCATTGACTGGATTTGCGCCTATATATGCCATTTAAATTCCTAATTAATTCTTTAAAGTTATACTTATATTTATAAGACTATTTATAAGTGTTTTATGACTTATTTCTCTTATATCATGCAGGTAATCCTAGTTTATATCTATCATCAAATATATTTATATGTAGATATGATACTATTTCTTGGAAAATTTATAACCTTTAAACCAACCAGGTAATCCTAAAAAAGGTCTTTTATCATGTAGATTTTCTTTTGCCTTTTTAGATGATGATTTATTGTAGTGTAGAAACACTTGACCACAATCTTTACCTTTAAATTCTTCTCGCCAGTGTTCTAGTTCACAACCAGAATATATTAACATATCGCCAGGTTCAAGATCAACTTTAATGCCTGCTTGACCTTCTTTACCTGTTGGGTCTAAATAGATCGGCCATGAATCACCACCTAGATTTAATGTCGTAGATATCTCACATGAATATCTATCTTTGTGACGAGCTAATACATCACCGTTTTTATAGATTCTTGCATAAGAATATGTAGGACTTAATTTTAAACCTGTATGTTTCTCCATAGTAGGTTTAACTTTTTCTAATAATGTTTCCATTAATATATCGCCATAGTGAGAATAAGTATTTGGTACTTGTTCATCATTCCACACACCAAAATAATCTGTAAAGGGCGATATGTATCTTTCATCAAATAAAACTCTAGCAACTTTTCTTTTATTTAAAAAGTAAGAATATGCCATGTCAGCCACATCTTTAGATATTACATTTTTTAATACAGTATATTTATTTTTTTTGAATGACATTTTTTCCTTTCAATTTCACTTTATTTTTAATTAAGTTTTTTATAAAATCAGGTTTATCTTTAGGAGAAAAATGACCTAATATAGTTTGAATAAATGCTTTTTTAACATCTTTATTTACTTTAGGCATTTAACACCGCCTTTGGTATTGCCTGACAGTTCCAATGTATAAATCTAAACGGATCATAACCCATATCAACAACATATTGATGTGGCATATATGAAGGAAAGAATATCATTGATCCTGGTTCTACCTTATAATTTATTTGGGTACTTGCATAAGTGATCTTTGTTTTATCTATCTCTGGTAAACCATTCATAAGATTGCCTGGTCTAGGGTCTTCAAATAGAGGTAGTGATGTTTTCTCACTTGCCTTTAGAAAATAAAAACCAGATATGTGACCGTTCCAATGAGTATGTAAAGTGTGATGTCCACCACCTTTTTTAGCAAATTCTTGTACCCACATTTCTGTTGTAAATACTGTATAGTTCTTTATATCATAACCCATTTCTAATAATAGATTGTGTGATGTTGCACCTACATAATCTTGTAATTCTTTAAAATTAGGATCGCCAATTAATGTCGTTGAGTGAAATACATGACCCATATCACCTTTATCACCAAATTTTTTATTTCTTTTATCTATATCTTTTTTTAATTGTTTTTTCGATCCTTCAATATAAGAATCAGACGATTTATTTAAACTATCTACAAAACCAGGTTCTTTAGCAAACCATATAGGGCATTTAAACAGTTCATCTCTTTCTAATTGTTGAGGAAAACTTAACTTGTCTTTTTTAATCTTTGTTTTTTTCTTTTTAATATTCTTTATTTTCTTCTTCATAATACTCCTATTTGTACGGCCATCCTAAATTCCAAATAACCAAACTGTTTCTTTCTCCACTCTTAACTGGACAAACTCTATGCCACACAAAACCAGGAAATACAACTAAAGAACCTTTAGGTAATATCTCTTTACATTTATGTATGTTTCTTTTCTTATCAGGATCAAGATTTCTAAAATCAAATTCTAGTTCACCACCCTTATAATCTTTAGGGTCTGATAAGGTTACCGTTACTGATAACTTTCTTATCTTACCATGTGATGGATCATTTGGGTCATCTCTATGATAAGGTTGATCCCAACCATCACAATGCCAATCATAAAATTGACCTTTAGTATATTTTGTAAATTGACAGGACTCACTAAAATCCCATTGAAAATTCCAACCTGCGTTTGCATTTGCTTGATGAATATAAGGTTGTATCTCTTTATATATCCATCTGTCACTCATCCAAACAATATCAGAATTTCTTTTCTTTTTTAAATCTTTTGTTTGTTTTTTAGATAAATTTTTACCTTGACCATAACCACCAGTCACAGCCATTTGATCTTGCAGTTGATGACCATATTTTACTATATCATCACAGATATGTTCAGGAATTGCTGATTTAAAGTACCAATAATAGTTTGTTAGATTCATTTGAGATCACTTTCTTTTATTATCAATTTGTATTATAACATATTTATAATACTATGTAAAGCTTATTATGCTTTGGTTACCGTTAAAGTACCTGAAGCAGTAAATTTAGCAATTTTGTCTCCGCCTGGATGAGTCGAACCTGTAAATGCACAACAAGGACTACCAGCAAATGCAACAGCACTTGGTCCTCTTACGACTACGACACCTGATCCACCGTTACCACCTGGGTAATTTGGAGCGGGTGCTCCTGGTCCTGGGGTTCCACCTCCACCGCCACCTGCACCACCAGTATTGGCAGTTGCGTTTGATCCTGCGTTACCTTGTGCTCCACCAGCACCTCCGCCACCTGCACCTGCTGTTCCAGCGCCTGTTGCACATTGACCTCCACCACCACCTCCGCCGCCAGCGTAAGTAGTATCGGGACCTAATATTGTATTTGGTGCACCATCACCACCTTGTTGATGTCCATCTGTATTTCCTGCCTCTATAGCACCTCCACCACCAGAACCTGATTTATTACCACTATCTCCAGCTGTATTATGTCCACCTGGATTTCCTTGAGATGGATCTGTAGGAGGAGTGTTACCTGATCCAGCACTATTTGGATTTGTGTATGGGTGACCACCACCAGAACCACCATCTCTACCACCGCCACCACCAGCTTCTCCTCCACCACCACCTCCAGTAGATGTTAATGTTGATGATAATGCTATTGATGAATCTGATCCATCTTCACCTGGATTATTTGTAGGACCAAGTGGTCCTCTTGGTGGACCACCTCCAGAGCCTCCAGCACCGATTGTGATTGTATATGTTCCTGTTGTTTCAGATCCTAATGCTGATCCTCTCAATGGACTAGGTCCGTAACCAGTCGCTCTATAACCACCAGCACCACCACCAGATCCACCTTGTGGGTTTGTATTGCTTGTTGGTCCAGCACCAAAACCTCCGCCTCCACCACCAGCAACTATTAAGTAATCTAAATCAGTATTTAAAAATTGTGATCCATCAGGCCATACTCCTTGTTTAACAGCACTAAATTGACTTCTTAAATTCCATACACCACTTGCTTTGTTTAATTCTTTTAATATGACCATACCTGAACCACCAGCTTTACCTGCAAAAGTTCCTCCAAAATTACCAGAAGAAGTTCCAGCACCTCCACCTCCACCTCCAGTGTTAGCTGTTCCTGCTACAGAGTTTGGAGAAGAACCTCCTTCATTATCACCTCCATTAGCACCTTTACCTCCACCACCAGCACCGCCAGCAGCTCCAGCAACCCCAGGATTATTGTAACCTGCAGTAGCACCACCACCTCCTGCAAAAACTCCACAAACACCACTACCTGTTCCATAGTCTGAACTTACATTTAAACCTGCACCTCCAACACCACCAGTACAACCACCGGTACCACCAGCAGCAGAAGCTCCACCGCCACCGCCACCAAATTTTACTCCACCAGAAGAACCTGGCATATTACCACCATCATTTCCTTGACCATCTGTTCCACAACCTTTTGTTCTTGCAGCTCCTGGACTTGCTCCAGCTCCGCCACCTGAACCACCTGATCCTGCAGTAGAAGAATTTGCGTCACAAGCTCCACCTCCTCCACCACCAGTAGATGAAAGAGTTGTTATTCCAGCAAAACTAGATGTTGATCCTTGTGTTCCAAGATTTGTACCTGGTACAGCTCCTCCTGCGCCACCTCCACCAACAGTTGCAGTATAAGCTGTATTTCCTAAAACTGGTACTTCTTGATTTTGTAAACCTCCAGCACCACCTCCACCACCAGCTCTTGAACCTCCACCTCCACCACCAGCTACAACTAGAGATTTAACAATTCTAGTTCCTGGTTGTGTTGTAAGATTACCTGTTGATGATTTAGTGGTAAGTTTATCTTTACCAAAAGAAGTTGTATTCTTCTTACCAATGATACCGCCGTTAAGTCTTGCCATTTAAGGTCTCCTATGCAGAAGCCCAAGCTGAACCGT